ATGAAATCATTTAAAGACTATCTTGTGGAGTCTCAAGATACAAGGAAGGGAAATTACGTCTCAATCGGATGTGAGATTCCCGAGATAATCAATGACGATTTGGATTTTGATACAGGAAAACCAAACAAAGAACCACACATCACGCTGATATACTCCAAGAATAGCAACGTGGATCCAAAGAAGATTCAGGAATATCTCGAGAATACCTACAAAAAAGGATCCACTGCTTGTAAGGTAATCGAGGCAGCTAAGTTTGATTCTCTGCCCAAAGATGGAGAACGAGATGAAAATCTGGCGTGCGTTGTCCTAAAACTCAAGTCCACAAAATTGGAACAAATACATTCCGATTTAAAGGATTTTGGTCTCAAGCATTCCTACCCAGACTTTTCTGCCCACTTAACATTATATTATAATGTGGATAGAGCTGAGGCATCTAAATGGGTAGATAAAATCAACAATGAGAAGATTCTCAAAGATATGCTAATACCAGTCTCTGGATTTAAATCAAACACCATTGTCAAAGACTGGAGCGAGAGTGTAGTAATGGAATCCACAGAGTTGGATATTTCCTTTGCCTCTCTTGTTAAATCAAATAATGGATTATTCAAATCCGACGCACAGGCGAAATTTCTACTAAGCAAATGTGACGGTAAGGAATACATCACAGGCGGTTCTATGTACGGAAACACCTTTCAATTGACATATTATTGCGATAATAGGGGCGTCACTAAAGTAGAAAAATACACAAAAGCCGCCGGTCCAAAGATTCAGTGGACCCGCAAGGAAGCTGGGACTCTCTCAGTCCAGGATGAGAAGGAATTGAAACGTCTCAATAGACTCCTAAAACAAACGGAAAAATCAATCGCGGATCGAGAAGCATCGATGAAAGCGGGCACATATCATGCGGATAAATCTCTATATGATGATTCCATGAAACGAGATAATGATTCTCTAAAACAAATTAAACAAATGATTGAGAAGCTCAAATGACAGTATCTACTTGCCCGTATCCAGGGAATATCAACCCACTTTATCTAACGGGATATCAGTTTGTGATTAACAAACTCCCGGAATTGACGTATTTTGTTCAGGAAACAGAAATCCCAGGATTATCTCTCGGACAGTCGCAAGTAGGAAACCCACTTATTGCATCTAAAGTTCCTGGAGATACTATGGAATTTTCTGAGTTGCAAATGCAGTTTATTGTGGATGAGGATCTCAAGAATTGGAATGCCATCTATTTCTGGATAACAGGATTGGGCTTCCCACAAAATCACGAGATGTACAGACGCTATATGCGCGCATCAATCAACAAGAATCTATATTCCGAATCATCTAAGGGTGTATCGGATGGAACTCTCACGTTGTTGGATAACTCTCAGAACATCAAGCAGATATTCACGTTTGTGGATATGTTCCCCATAAATCTCAGTGGATTGCGCTTAGATTCTTCCATTACAGATGCCACTCCAGCAGTCGGAACAGTCACTTTTGCATACACATATTACAGCATAAATAAGGATGTGGAATAAAATATGAGGTGACTGATGACATTAGATGAGTTGCGTAAAGCGTGGGAAGTGGATTGTGAAATAGACAGAGATGACTTGGCGAGGGCGGCTGCATTGGCTCCCAATTTACACGCCAAGTATCTCGGAGAATTAATGACCTACAGGCTGAGGATCACTAAACTCCAAAACGATATGATCACATATCGTACAAAACGCGCAAAATATTATCGCGGAGAAATGACGCGAGAAGAACTAGCAGAGGCGGGATGGCAACAATGGAATCTCAGAACTCTCAAAGGCGACGTTGATAATCTAATCGATGCAGATCCGGATTATCAAATTCTGGTATCTCGAGAGGCATTTTGTAAAACAACAATCTACTTCTTGGAATCTGTTCTCGGAGAAATTCGCTCCAGGAGTTTCCACGTGAAAAATATTATTGAATTCATGAAATTTAGGGCTGGAGCATGATAGAATTTTTACAATATAATGAATCCAATCTGAAGATTATCTGCCCAGATTTTGGAGCAGAGCAAGATATATCTGAATTTTTCACGTTCTTTGCGGACGGATATAAGTTTCAACCAAAATTCAGAAGCGGACAATGGGATGGGAAAATCCGACTCTTTAACTCCAGATCCAAAACCCTACCAAAGGGATTGCTTAAAATCGCAATAGAATTTTGCAAGGATCGAGAATATGATTTTTCCATAGATCCGCAACTAAACCCAAACTCTAATATTCAACCCCAAAAAATCATCGAGTTTATCAAATCCATTCCGGTGACATCCAACGGAAAATCCATTGAGGTTCGAGATTATCAACAAGAAGCAATTCTAAAAAGCTTCCACACATACAGGAATATATTAATCTCTCCAACCTCCTCAGGTAAGAGTTTGATGTTATATTACAAGATTAGGTATCATATAGATGTCCTAAATCATAATGTGATTATCGTCGTCCCCACTACTCAACTGGTGGAGCAAATGTTGAGTGATTTTGAGGATTATTCCCAGCATAATGGGTGGGATGTAGAGGGCAATTGCCAGATTCTCTATGCTGGCAAGGAAAAGGTATTCAGCAAAAAGCTCATGATCTCCACGTGGCAAAGTCTAAATGCCATGGGGAAGTCCGCTCCTGGAATTCTCAACGACATCGTAAAACGCGCCGAGGTTGTGTGTTTTGACGAGACCCATCGCTATAGCGCATCCGTAGTTTTGGATGTCATGGGGAGGTTCACCCGCACAAAGTGGCGCACAGGAACTACCGGTACACTCGATGACTCTAAGCTCAACAAGCTACAGTTGATCGGACTGATCGGGGAACCCTACCAAGTCATCACAACAAAGACGTTGATGGATGAGGGATCGATCTCTCCGCTCAAAATCAAGATGCTCCTGCTGACGTACCCAGACCACGTGAAGAAGGAACTCAAGGGTCTGGACTATAAGGCGGAGATCAACTATCTAGTGGGTAATGAGCAACGCACGGATTTCATAGTCAACCTCGCGAATGCTTGCACAGGGAATACGTTGATTCTATTCAGCTTCGTCACAAGGCACGGCTCTGTAATCTACGAAAAGCTTCTCAAGAAAGCTGTGCCCGGAAGACTCGTCAAATTTGTGCATGGTGGTGTGGATGTCGATGAACGGGAAGAGATCCGAAGAATTGTGGAGTCCGAGACCAATGCCATCATCATTGCTACCTCAAGCATCTTCAGCACAGGAACAAATATCCCGTCCATAGAGAACATCATCTTTGCGATGCCCACAAAATCCTCCGTCAGAGTTAGACAGAGTATAGGTCGAGGACTCAGATTGAAATCAGGGAAATCCCATTGCACGCTCTTTGATATCAGCGATGATCTCTCATGGAAAACGTACAGAAACACCACCCTCAAACATATGCAGGATCGTGTGGTGATCTACGACAAGGAATCCTTTGATTACCAACTCATTCGTACGCAGATACCCGGCATGGTGTACCAACTCACTGCGTGAGACTCGCCTACGGCTCGTGAGACTCTAGGGGATATGATAAAGGTAGGTACTTACACTAGCAGCACTGGGTAGCAGCACAAGCACAAGCACTTATGTATTGTAGCATTCTTCGGAAACCTTGTCAAATTTATTTTCACTTGATCTATTAAGAAATAGGTGAAATATTTCCATAGCACCGGAGTAAGTGATGGCAAGGCTCTCTGCCATTCTTTGAAAATCGCAAAACGACGTAAGGTAGTGGTACTATTCGCCAAAAACGTCAAGAAATCTTCTTTAAAATCAATAGGTTACAAGGGGAATTTTGGGGATTTCCTGTCGTTTTGGATTTCGCGGAATTCTTGACATCCCAGGAATAAATGTTACAATTAATTAAGACAATAATTATTTCCATATGACAAATTTACATTTTCCAGATCCCATTGATGCAAAAAATCCATCCCACTATGTCGACAACGCAAAATTCTATGAGGCGCTTAAGGCTTATCGAGAAGAGTGTCGCATCGCTAAAGAAGCGGGAGAAGAGAGACCAATAATCCCAAACTACATCGGAGCGTGCTTTTTGGCAATCGCCAAAGGAGTAGCTATGAAGCACAACTTCAGAAACTATTCCTACATCAAGGACATGCAAAGTGCGGGTGTGGAGGTCTGCATTAGACACGTCCTGTCATTTGACCCAGAACGCGGAACAAACCCATTTTCATACTACACAACCACCATCTGGTACGCATTCCTCAACATCATCAAGAATGAGAAGAAGGAATCTGCGATTAAGCGTCAGGTCTTTCTCAAGGGCGGATTTGACACCTTCGACATGCAAAGCCACGATGGAGACGATGAGTTCCGAATCTCATACATCGACTATCTAAAATCGTTTGGAGACGACTCCGGAGATAACCCACCGCCAAAGAAGCCCAAGAAACCCAAAATCAAGCCCGGTGCTTTGGATTCCTTCATAGACTTGGATACTAAGAAATGAGGCTAGACTGTAGATAGCCATTTGCAGAAATTTCCATAATCCATATCTTTCCGGTCGTAAATTCTAGATACTCGGATGACGTGCCTAGATTTTATCGTTTCTTTCAATTTATTTATCTCTTCCTCAGATTTCTTTCTAGAATAGGATTTTATGTTGTCTTCTTTAGATTTTAGTGCTCTTGTTTCTCGAAGCTTATCCATACTGTCTTTTGAATGAGATCTACCATACATTCCATTCTTATCTCCGGATACATCTTTTGGTAGATTATTGATAGCTGATTCTCGACACTTTTCTGATGTTTTTATACTAATGCTTATATTTTCGCGATGTCTTTTGGATAATTTTTTACCCAAACGTTGTTTGGATGCTTTATCTTTTTGTTTTGCTGTCCATTTTCTACCTAATTTCCCGCGGCGAGATTCGCTTATTGCTTTTGCTATCTCTGGAAGAGTAGAATCAAACCCAGCATTTGCGAAGCATAAATTTACATAAAGAGGAGATCTTATCACATTTAAACACCTTTGTAACTTTTCTTCTTTTTCTAGAGCGCCTTGCTTAGAATCGTGTAAGGAAATTATTTTCGTTTTAAATAATGATGGATTTGTTTCTAACTCTGCTTTCCATATTTCTTTATATTTCTTACTCGATACCGATCCATGATAGTTATTTTCAATCTTTTCGACCAAACTCGATCCAATATAAAACGGAGGAAGTTTGTTTCCCATATATGTCGTCAAATAAACACAATATTTACGCATAATCTCTCCTTAATTTTGGGTATTTAATGTGCGTATGATTCTTCTTGGCGACCTGCACCTCGGTGCTAGGAATGGGAGTTCGCATTTCTCGACGTATTTCAACAAGTTCTTCACAGATGTACTCTTCCCGTACATGAAGAAGAACAAAATCACCCACATCATCCAACTTGGGGATCTGTTTGACAATAGGACCAATCTCTCATACAAAGCATTCCATGCATGTAAGGATATTTGGTTTAAGCAGATGGGGGAACACGGTTTCACGATGGAAGTTTTGATCGGAAATCACGATACCACATATCGCCATACTCTCGAGATCAACAGTCCGGAATTACTCCTCGGCGAGTACAAGCACATAGATGTCATTACATCTGCGACGCAGAAAAACTATGATGGGATGAACATAGACATCATTCCCTGGCTTTGCGATGAGAACATGGATAGCTCCATGAAATTTATGCAGAGAGCAGATCGTAGCGAGTATTGCGTGGGGCATTTTGAGATCTCCGGATTTCAAATGCAGCGCGGTGTGGATTCTCATGGTGGAATCTCACCAAACGTTTTTGATGGATATGCTCAAGTGATCAGCGGACACTATCACACCAAGTCATCCAAGGGAAACATTCTGTACACAGGAATCCCATATGAGATCACCTGGAGCGATTACGCAGACCCAAAGGGATTTTATGTCCTGGACACAAAGACAAAAAAGAACACTTTCGTACGTAATCCCTTGGTGATGTTTGAGAAGATAATCTACAAGAGCGGATCTACTGTCAACATTCCAGAGCTGGCAGGTAAGATCATCAAAGTGGTTGTGCAAGAAAAGAAGGACCCAATTGTATTTGAGAGATTTGTGGATAGTATTCGTTTGGTTTCTCCCTACGACATGACGATTGTAGAGGGACAGGATTTCACTTCCTCTGGCGGCTTGGATGAAGAATTGGATGTTGAGGACACGCCCGGTATCATAGCAAATTACATCACAGGAATTGACACGACTGTGGATAAAGAATCTTTGCAGTCATACATCATGGGGCTCTATAATGAGGCGATAACATTAGATGATAGAATTTGAAAGAATCCGCGTCAAGAACTTCATGAGTTACGGCAACGTCGTAACAGAAGTTCCGTTGAAGCAAGGTAAGGTTTTGGTGCACGGAAAGAATGGGCACGGAAAATCCAGCATCTGGCTAGATGGTATCACGTATGCTCTTTACGGAAAGCCATTCCGCAAGATCAACATTCCACAGCTCATCAATTCGATCAACCAAAAGGATTGTTGGGTGGAGGTGGATTTCTTCGCTAACCAAAAGAACTACACGGTAAAGCGTGGGATGAAACCCGGGAAGTTTGAAATTTGGGAAAACGGTGTTCTGCTTAAGCAAGAGGCAGCGGCGAAGGACTATCAGGGTTATCTGGAAAAGCAGATCCTTAAGATCAACCACAAGACCTTCACTCAAGTTCTCATTTTAGGATCTGCCGCATTCACTCCCTTTATGCAACAATCCGGACCGACACGTCGCGAGATCATCGAGGACATTCTGGATATTGGGGTGTTCAGCAAGATGCAAAGACTCTTGCGGGACCGAGTAACCGCAACGCGCGAAGCACTATCTACGGTAGATCTCAAAATCGAATTTGCCAAGAAGGAATCCACAGCGCAAAAGAAACTGATAGATACGCTGGAGGCAAAGAAGGAAGAGTACCTTCATACCCTTCAGGAGCAAAAAGATGGCCTCCGTAAACGCCTAGCTGAAGAAAAGGCTGTGTTGGATACATTGGAGGATTCTTACGACCAAGCAGTGGCTTCTCTAGAAGAGTTTGACACAAATGCGTTTGAGGATATGTATCAAAGTCTCGCACAGGAGAAACGAGATCTACGTGCCATCCAAGATAAGGTGGACAAGATTGTCCTTTTGGATACCTGTCCAACTTGTCATCAGCAGGTATCCGATGACCATAAGCATGGCGTACAGACTAAGCTCACCACAGACATTGCTGTATCAACTCCCAAGATTGAATCTCTAGAAGAGGAGATTGCAAAATTGAAGGCGATCAAGGACTCTAGAGATCTGCAGACGGAAGCGATTGCCGGATATCTTGCGGATATCCGCGTGCAAAAGGGTGAGGTTAATTCTTTGGAAATCCAAATTACAAACACCGACACCCAAATTGCACAACACGCAGAGAGCTCTACGGTGGATGTGAAGGCGGAAAAGAACAAACTTAAAGATCTAGCTCAGAACGCTCTGAAGCTTCTGGAGACTAAAGCGGAATTGCTCCAAGAGAAAGCTGTTCAGGAAGTTAGTGTCATTCTGTTGAAGGATACGGGCATCAAAGCATCCATCGTCAAAGAATACCTCCCAATACTGAACAAGCTCATCAACAAGTACCTGATGGAATTTGATTTCTTTGTCAATTTTGAGTTAGATGAGACATTCACAGAGACCATCAAAAGCAGAGGAAGAGATGCATTCAGTTATGCGTCGTTTAGCGAGGGAGAGAAAAAGAGAATCGATCTTGCTATACTTTTGTCGTTTAGGTACATCGCATCCATGAAGAATTCCGCAAAAGTCAATTTGATTGTTGCGGATGAGATCGACGGAGGATTGGACGATTTCTCCAAAGAGAAATTTGTGGAATTGATTACAGGGTTGGATTGTCATGCTTGGGTTATCAGTCACGTGATTGCTGGTACTGAGTTGGCGAACCATTTTGAGAAGTCGGCGGAGATCACAAAAGTTGGTGATTTCTCGTCCGTTAACATTAGATAGGAGTGAGTATATGAACAAAGCAGAAGAGGGTAGGAAGTATGACGGTGGCAAACCAATGATGTCCTTGGTTCCACCACATGCGTTGGAAGAGATGGCCAAGGTCCTAACTATGGGCGCAAAGAAATACGCCGTGGACAACTGGAAGTACGTTGAGGATGGGAAACAGCGTTACATGGACGCAATGCTTAGACATATCAACGCCTACATCAAGGGGGAAAGAGATGATCCGGAGTTTGGTACTCATCACTTGGCGCATGCTGCTTGTTGTCTCTACTTCATTTTGGATGCGGATATGAGCGGCGTTCCTCTAGAACCGAAGGCACAGAAGCCCCAAAACCATACGCCCGAAGCAGTTCCACTCTCAGCGTCCATGCAATGGACTGGTGTAGAGTGTGATTTTCCGATTGGTTTTTCTGTGCCGCCACAGGCTCCGGATTACACCCAAATCATGTCATATAACATTGACTTTCCTCCAAAGACAGTGTAAACTAACAGTTAACCCCAAACATTTTTGACCCAAGGATACATCATGAAACTAAGCAAAGAAACCCAAGCAATTCTCAAGAACTTCGCTGGCATCAACTCCAACATCATGCTCGCAAAGGGCAGCACACTCTCGACGATCAGTCCCCATCGAAACGTCCTGGTTTCCGTGAGCGTCCCTGAGGTGTTTACGGTGGATTTTGGTATCTATGACCTGAATCAGTTCTTGGGCGTTCTCTCCCTATTTGATGATCCGGACATTACGTTCTCAAGCACCGTCGCAACGATCAAAGAAGGGCGAACCTCAATCAAGTATTACAACGCAGACAAGGCGGTTCTCCTTCTGCCGCCAGACAAGACGCTGAAGCTTCCTGCTGCAGATATCACATTGGACATCACAGCAGCAATGCTCGGTGCTGTACAAAAGACCGGTGGTGTGCTTTCTTCCCCGGACCTCTCAATTGTTGGTGATGGAAAAGCGATGGTTCTCCGCGTCTCTGATCTGAAGAACAGTAGCAACAACACATACGAGCTCGAGATTGGTCCCACCACAGAGACATTCCAAGCGAACTTCAAAATTGACAACCTCAAGCTGATGCCGCAGGATTACAAACTTGAGATCTCCTCGAAGAAGCTCTCCAAGTGGACAGCGAAGGTCGGTGACATGGTGGTATTTGTGGCACTGGAATCTAGCTCGACATTTTGATCAACCTAGGACTATATTATGAGTTTGGAAACTGCGGTTTGGGCGGAAAAATGGCGCCCGCAGACGGTGGATGATTGCATCATTCCCGACAAAGTGAAAAAGGAAATCAAGGAGCTTATGGCGGATGGCAACATCCCCCATTTGCTTATGAGTGGATCCGCGGGTACCGGAAAGACGACTCTGGCTCGCGCCATTGTCAACGAGATGGGTGGGGAGCTCCTCTTCATTAACGCATCTCTGGAATCTGGTATTGACACGGTTAGAACCAAGGTGATGCAGTATTCCTCGACAGTATCATTCAGCGGGAACCAGAAGTTCGTCTTGTTTGACGAGTTTGATGGTATGTCTCGCAACTCCATGGAGTCGCTCCGCGGGATTGTGGAGGAATTCAAGAACGTCCGGTTCTTCTTCACATGCAACTACAAGAACCGAATCATTGATGCTATCCAGTCCAGGACAACCTCGATTGACTTCAAGGTCTCGGCTGCGGATCGCAATAAACTGGCGATGCAATTCTTCAAGCGCGTTCTGGGCATCCTGGATAAAGAAGGCGTGACGTATGACAAAAAGGTCGTGGCGGAGCTTGTCAACAAGCACTTCCCAGACTTCCGCCGTACGCTGAATGAGTTGCAACGTTACTCTGCATCGGGCACAATCGACGCTGGCATCCTTGTGAATCAATCCAAGGAAAGCTTCTCGGAGTTGTTTGGATTCCTCAAGGAAAAGAACTTCCCTGAGATGAGAAAGTGGGTGGGAAAGAACACGGACATTGAGGCATCTACTCTCTTCCGCGACATCTACGATAATGCGTGCGATCTGATTGAACCCAAGAGCATTCCGCAGATGGTTCTGATTCTTGCGGATTACCAGAACCGAGTTGGAGACCCCGAGATTGTGGTTGCTGCGGCTATGACAGAACTTATGGCCAACGTGGCTTGGAAATAAAATGGATTGGTTCATCTTCATCGTGACGCTCATTAGCGTTGTTGTTGGGTACTCTGTTGGATACGCTCGCGGATCTAAGTTTGGTTGGTATCTCGCACAAACAGAGGGTATCTTGGACTATCCCCTCATCAACGTTAGCATGGAACACATTCGGGACGATATCTATCGGTTCTACTACATGCTAGATGGTTCGTTCATCATACAAGGCACTGTGGCTGAGGCATCCGCTGAAATCCTAGGTGAGGTCGACGAAGGAGACCTCCGTAAAATCATCTTCGCAAAGGTTCAGACTCATGAGCAACCCCTTTGACTATGTAAACAACATCTGTACCTCGACCAAGAGTATATGGGAAGAGCCCATGTCCGATAAGGAATATGCTCCCTACATGGTCAACAAGGCACTGAGCCAACACTACGACACCGTTCTCTTTGCTCAAGAAATGAACCAGAGATCGCACATCCCAAATCGTTGGCAGTATGATTTCTATAGACATGCCATCACTGTGAAGAAGAAGAGGTTTGCAAAATGGCACAAGCCAGAAAAACTTGAGGTTGTGGAGGCTATTTCCAATCACTACCAGATCAATCGTCGTACCGCAGAGCAGTATATTTCTTTGGTAAATAAATCCGTTATTGACAATATAATGGAGACCTTATCAAAGGGCGGACGAAATGCAAAATCTACAGAATGACCGAAGTTATGAAGTAACTTGGACCCCAGAAATTATGCTGGAAATTACCCTTCCAGACCCAGAATCATTTTTGAAAATTAGAGAGACGTTGACGAGGATTGGCATTGCCTCAAAAACAGAGGATATCCTGTATCCTTCCTGTCACATTCTTCACAAGAGAGGGCGATACTTCATCCTCCACTTTAAGGAAATGTTCGCGTTAGAAGGGAAACCCTCTAGCCTATCATATGATGATCTAGCCAGAAGAAACACTATCGCACAACTTTTGGAACAGTGGGGACTTTGCCACATCATCGACAAATCTGGGTTGTCGTATGCGAACGTAACAAACATCAAAATTGTTCCGTTTAAGGAAAAGAAACTTTGGGTGATAAAGCCAAAATTCCGGATGATGTCGGACAGAAAGTATCCTGCGGTCAAGTGACGTGGAAAAAATCACCGCGATTGTGGTGTTCCCCGGTACACAAATCGGGGATTGGGTATTTCGGCTATCCATAACCAACTCCAAGAACATCATGATCTTTGCGTTTAACGCAAAAGAGCCGAAAGATTTGATCATCCGATTTTTTGTGGATGAGACTCAAGCACACACATTTGTTCTAGAATGTGTTAAGGGGATGCACTCTCCGTAATCAATTGAAAGTTTATTATGCCCTTCTTTTTAGACATTGAAACAATTTCCACCAAAGCCAACGCAGCGATCCTATCTGTTGGATGCGTGTACGTGGATGCCTCCAAACCCACAACCACATACGAAGAGATTCTTAGCAAGAGCATCTATATCAAATTTGAGGTAAAGGATCAAGTCGATCGTCTTCACAGACACGTCGAGAAGCGCACCGTTGATTGGTGGATGAAACAAGCTCCTATGGTTCGCGATTTTGCTATGAAGCCCACCTCCCGGGATGTCAAAGTAGAAATTGGTTTGGGTATCCTGGGAACGTGGATTAACGAAACCAGAGTGTCCCGTAACGAACAGTGTTGGATTCGCGGTTTCATGGACTCCACAACACTTGAAGATCTGACAAGTCAACTTGAGCTTCCCTCCGTGTTCCCGTATAATAGTTACAGGGATGTGCGTACAGCAATCGACTTGCTATACCCGCATACCACATCTGGATACGTTGAGGTCGATCCGGCGCGCTGCGTCGGCTTTGACGTCAGCAAGGTCATCAAACACCATCCAGTTCATGATTCCGCGTACGATGCAGCCATGTTAATTTACGGAAAGCAAGAATGAGATTTTATACGAGCGTCTGCAGAATAGGAAACAATATTTGTGTCCGAGAACAGACGGACACAGGTCCCAACAAATACAAAGTCAAATATGAGCCCACTCTTTACACCACGTCTAACGCGGAGAGTGGGCTCAAAACTCTGTACGGCGATACCGTCAAGGCGGTAAAGCCCGGCACAATGTCTGCTTGCCGGGACTACATCAAGCAGTATAAGGATGTTGGTGGCTTTCATGTTTTCGGACAAACCGATTACGTCTTGGCGTACATCAACGAATTCTATCCAGAGGAACTTCACTTTGACATCAAGCGCATCTCCGCGTGGGTGTTGGACATTGAGACGTTTCTACCTGAAGATGAGAACGGTAGAATCACCGGATTCCCACACCCAGAGGATGCAGATGCTCCAATCAATCTGATTGCTCTTCAGGATCTACACACCCGTCAAGTCTATTCGTTTGGTTATCGGGATTTCACAGGTAAAGCCGACACCAAGTACATGAATTGTGGTGATGAGGCTGGAATGCTAAAGCAAGTCATTCTCTTCTGGAACCAAAAGAGCGTTGAGGTTTGCACCGGATGGAACGTGGATGGATTCGACATCTTATTCCTCTACAACCGAATCGTAAAAGTTCTCGGTGTTGAGTGGGCAAACAAACTTTCGCCGTGGGAAACCGTCGATGTTAAGAAGTCGGTGTTTCGTGGGAAGGAGCAGTACAAGGTCATCATCTATGGAGTTACTGTGTTGGATTACATGGAGCTCTATAGGAAGTTCTCGATGGTCAAGCAAGAGTCCTATTCCCTGTCGCACATCTCATTGGAGGAACTGGGTGAAGATAAGCTGGACCACTCAGAGTACAAGAACTTCAATGACTTTGCTCGCCGTGGGTGGAACGAAAAGTTTGTTCCGTATAACGCGCGCGACTGCCAATTGGTAGGGAAGCTCGACGATAAGCTAAAGCTCCTGGAGCTGGCTATGACAATCTCATTCCTCGCAAAGATCAATTTCGACAACGTCTTTGGTCCTGTGCGTACATGGGATGCTATCATCCACAATGCGCTTCTCAAGGAAAACAAAGTCATTCCCCTTAAAGATCAGGATGGCGATTCCCATGAGAGCATAGAGGGTGCGTATGTGAAGGACCCTAAGGTTGGGTTCATCCGCTGGCCCATTTCGATTGACGCAGAATCTCTGTATCCAAGCAATGCCATCATGCTTAATATGAGCCCCGAGACGTATCTGGGTATGGTGGAATGCTCACTGGAAATGATGCTCAAGGGGATCTCTCCAACTCCGGGAGAGATGGAATGTCTGTCTCCGATTGGAGCAAAGTTCCGCAAGGACTCCCAAGGAATCATTCCTAGACTGTTTGAGGGGTTGAAGATTACCCGCAAGGCGGTCAAAAAAGAGATGCTCCAGCTGAAACAGCAGTATGAGATCGACAAAGACAAGACCCTCCCAAGTAAAATTTCGGCGTTGGACAACAAACAGCAGGCTCTGAAAATTCTCTTGAACTCCGCTTATGGTGCTCTGGGTAACAAGGGATTCCGATTCTACAATCCAAATATCGCAGAGTCCATTACGATTCTCGGTCAGTATGCTCTCAAGATCATCGAAGCGGAGTTGGATGCCATTCTTTGCAAGCGATTCAAGATGCCAGAGGGTACAAAGTTTGTTGTCTATTGCGACACGGACTCGGTGTTCTTTGAGATGGGTCCTGTCGTCGACAAGTATTTTGCTGGTAAGGAAACTGCTGTAATTGTTAAGGCTCTCGAGAAGATTGCTGTGGATATCATTCAACGCGAAGTAGATCATCTCATGGAAAAGGTCTCCAAGATGACCAACGCCTATAAGAAAACGCTGTACTTCAAACTGGAAAACGTGGGCGATACGGCGTTGTGGGTGAGCAAGAAGAAGTACATCGTTCGAGTTCACTCCTCAGAGGGCGTGACCTATGCGAAGCCGAAGTACAAGGTGATGGGATTGGATATTGTGAAGAGCTCCACACCCGCGTGGGTGCGCACAAAGTTGAAGGGATCGTTGGATCTGATTTTCGACACCGACGAAAGTACGGTACAAAAATTCCTAGCGGACTCCAGGGCAGACTTCATCAAACTTCCTGTCGATCAAATTGCATTCCCACGTGGCGCAAATAACATTGATTCTTTCGCAAATCCTGTTACAATATATAATAGCCGCTCTGATGGCAGTACACCGATGAACGTTAGAGCTGCGCTACTATACAACCATCATGTGAAGAAATTGGGGTTGGACGGAACGTATCCATTGATTCCATCTGGATCAAAAATTAGGTATGTTTACCTCAAGCTGCCCAACGTGATTAATGAGAACATCATCGGATTTCCCGCTGATGAACATCTACCCGAGGAGTTGGGGTTAGATCAATACATCGACAGAGACCTACAGTTTGACAAAACGATGGTTGCTTCGATGCAGAATATTTTGGACGCGATTGGGTGGCATGCCGTAGAGGTATCTTCGCTTGACGCATTTTTTGGATAAGGAAAACACATGAGCGCACTACTAGAAAAACTTCGCAAGAATTCTACGATTAAGGAATCGGACATTCTCTCTCACTCAAAGTTCTTCAACAAAAAGGACATGATTCAGATGAGCATTCCCATCATGAACGTTGCTCTATCCGGGGAACTGGGTGGTGGATTTGTTCCGGGGCTCACGATGTGGGCGGGTCCCTCAAAGCACTTCAAGACGTTATTTAGCCTGATCATGGCAAAGGCGTATATGGATCGATATCCCGAAGCTGTGCTATTGTTTTACGATTCGGAATTCGGAACACCAAAATCCTACTTCACGTCCATCGGAATTGATATGGCAAGAGTCCTTCATGCTCCTCTGACTAACATTGAGCAGTTGAAGTTTGACATCATGACTCAATTTGAGGGTGTTGCTCGCGGGGACCGACTGATGGTCGTTATTGATTCCATCGGAAACTTGGCATCCAAGAAGGAAGTGGACGACGCTTTGGATGGTAAGTCTGTCGCGGATATGACGCGAGCAAAGCAGCTCAAGTCTCTGTTCCGCATGGTTACGCCACACTTGAACCTCAAGGATATTCCTATGGTCGTGGTTAACCATACGTACAAGGAAATTGGTCTCTATCCGAAGGACATCGTTGGTGGCGGAACAGGAAGCTACTACGGAAGCGACAACATCTTCATTATCGGAAGACAACAAGAAAAAGACGGTACCGAATTGACTGGGTACAACTTCATTATCAATGTGGAAAAATCGAGATATGTTAAAGAAAAATCTAAAATACCTATCACTGTATCTTTTGATGGCGGTGTCAGCAAGTGGTCTGGCTTATTTGACCTTGCGATTGAATCAGGGCATATGATCAAACCCAAGAATGGGTGGTATCAAAGAGTCAACAAGGAAACGGGTGAGATTGAGGCAAAGAATTGGCGCGAAAAGGATACCGACTCTGCAGACTTTTGGATGCCCATCTTGAAAGACAAAATGTTCCGCGACTTCGTTAAGGACAAGTATCAACTGGCGTCTTCGTCGGTTATGTCCGATGAAGCCATGGACGATTCCATTAACGCAATGATTGGAGATCAAGATGAGTAAGCTGATTGCTGTCGTGGA